GTGTTTTAAGCACGCTAAAAAAACGCCCCCCCTTGCTGCTATTGCATGGTTGACACAATGTCTGCAAGTTCCAGTCATCATCACCACCGCCCATGAGTCTGGGCACAATGTGATCGACGCTGTTTGCTTCCTCCACACCACACATCTGACAAACATAACCGTCTCGTTGCAAAATGCGCAGCCTAATCTTGCGCCATTTGGTTGTGCTGCCATTACCCTGCAATGCACTGCTCATCAGTAGTAGTTCCTCTCTTGATGAAATGCCCATGCTTTGCACGGCGTTTGATAACGGTTTGTAATGTACTTGATTGTGGCATCTATTTGCCTAAATGGGTCAAGATCACGGTAGTGCTTCGATCTCATTTGACCTAGTCCATAGTGTGAGCCATTACGAGCTGTGTATGACCAACGACTTTCCTTTGTAATGATTTTGTTGAAACATTGAAATTGATCATACGAAATCAAACGGCTATGTGCATAAAGTTTTAAATGATCTATCGAATACTTAGTTGCATTTGCTTCTAGTGTTGTCGTTATTGAAAGCAATGCCGCAATGGCATAGACCTTGCCCATTAGCCGATTGCGCCCTTGCGAGCTACCCGCCTCAGCGGCTCGCTTCAAGCGAAACCAGCGTACCAAGCCTGTCAAGGTTAACAGGTTATTGAGCGTGTTGTTGGGCGTTGCGCACACCCTGTGGATAACGTCTGTGGATAACTTCATGACTTACCCGCCCAACCATTACCCTTAAACACTATCGCTGGTGCACCGTAAACCTGACTCATCATAAAACCACAGCAATACGGTGTCGTGTGCTCTGCGTACTTTTCTGTGACTTCATAGCTGATGTTGCAAGCTACACATCTGTACTCATACGTCGGCATCTGTGCCTCCTATCTGGGCAACACCCATAACCTCACATTTGGTGCATTGAATAACCTCGACGCCTTGTGGCAGGTTGTCTGTGATCTTATGTACGAGCTGCCGTGTCACCTTTTTACAAATGCGGCACTCAAATTGCACTTGTTCCATAATTGGATTTCCTCAAATTCTCAATAGGTTGCAGGTTAATTTGTGTGACCCACCAAGTCGGTTGCTTAGTGTGTCGGTATCGTGGCTTCTGTGCCATTGTCACTGGTATCCAGCCTGCTATGTAGTAGTTCGGTGCTTCACCTGTAACAAGTACAGCAATGTCCGTTGGTCTGTCGTACTCGTAAACGATCAGCTGCCCTAGCTCATACTTTGTCCAGCGCACCTCAATGCCTGTGCCAACGTCAGCCTTGCGTTTGCCTTTGTCCTCAAATGGGTCAAACGGTAAACCAAAGTATTTGGCTACTGCCCACTCACTGCCAATTGACTCTGCAAGCTCTGCCAAATAGATCATAAATGATGAGTTGTTGTAGCTGCGCGGTAGGTCTAGCAGCTGCCCTTTGTCACTGGTGATCTTTACAGCTGCAACCATGCACACGCACATTTCATTTGTTGTAAGTTTGATTTTCACCGACAACCACCGCAAAACCAAATGACTTTTTCGCGTGCGTCATAGCCTTTTTGGTAGCCAAATGAGTCTAGTTTTGTGATCTGTGAGCATTTGTCGCATTGCTCTACTTTGTATTCTGCAACGACTTCACCATTGCAAAGCAATTTGCACGTCATTGTTTTGACGTTGATAACTTCCATGTAATCAGCCAAGACGCACAACCCATTGCCCTGTGCTGCCTAACTGATACCAAACTGGCTCACACTGATTTGCTTTGGCTTTCTCAGTGCAGAAATACCCGCCCCAAGCCTTGCCATTTTTTGCTGACTCGCCTGTTTTCCAAACGCGTGTCCCATGCTCGCAGCGTGGCTTTTCCTCGACCAATTGACCGCCTAATTGGTTTGCAATCTCGTCAATTGATGAACCCAATGACGGTATGCCTGATTGCTCAGCTTCTGCCGCTGTGGCATAACTAGGCACGTCGCCGTGCTTTGTTGTCCAATAGTCATAATCAGCTTTTACATCAGCTGTGGCGACCTTTGTTGAAAGCTTCTCGACCTGTTCCATTGTTTCGCGAGTTGCCTTTTCTGTTCCACCCATTACCAACGCCATGACACGCATCAAAGCTGAGGTCGTAGTATCCTCAACAAACCAGCGTTTCATGTTTGGGTTGTAAGCTGCAATAAAGCCGTATGCGTAATCAATGCCTGCTGGCTCGATCTCTGTCTGATTACGCCAAGCCTTAGCCTGCACCAGTATGTAGCCTTTGTCAGCATTGAATTCAACAATGTGAGCTTGCAAGCGACCTTCTGGGTATGTCAAATTCCAACGATCTGTGCGCTCTTTGTTGCCTTCGTAGTTATCTAGAAATGCCATTAGTCAGCCACCTTGTTTGACATGTGACGGCTAATCGCCTTACGACGTGCCATGCCTTCGCGCTTGCCTTCCTTAAAACCTTTGGCATAACCAGCTGCGCCACCAAGCACCATAAGAAAGATTACGCCAACCAAACGACCCAAAGTCTCTGGGTCTAATAGATCAAGTACCATTTAGAATTCTCCCGATTTCTAGGCGGTAAGTGTTACCACCTGAAACTAGGGTGACGCATGATCAACGCGCGGTCAAGGATTGTGCGTGTTTGTCGGCGTGTCCTGTGGCTTTTGCTTAGATTTTAGTCCGTTTCCAGCCAGCACACCGCCTAGTGAGCCAGTCAAGAAAATTGCCAGTGTTTTCAATAGGTCAATAAATGCAGCGTCATTGGGTGCTTGCGCCCCGATTGGCTGTGTGACAAAAATTAGCGCGTATGTAATGCCCACGGTTACGATCAAAAACACCGCAGCTAATGTTGCACCAATAATTAGGATTAGCTGTGCGTGTACGTCCTCTGGTGTCCTACGGCGTGCGGGTTTGTCCTGTTGTGAACCCAAGTAAGTCGTCAGTACACGTTCCAGTGGGGAGGCATTGCGGTTTCTTGCACTCTGGCTTTTGCCAGTTTTCGTATTCTTGGCACTCATAGCGTACCCAGCCGTCATACCCACAAGCGGTCAGGATTAGTGCAAGTGCCCAAACCAACCCTGCCGCCGTGAGTTTCTGGCTACTTCCCCAAGTTGCCAAAACTTTTGTCTTGCGGATTAAGCCAGCGCAAGATCACTGGTGCAACAGCTGCCACACCTGCCATTGCTAGTGTCTTTGGGTCAGTCACACCTGCCATGTATAAGGCAAGTGCTGCTGCCATAAATGAGCGCGCCCATGAGGCTGCTACGGCTTTTGCTTGTTCCATTTTTTGCTCTCCTTTTTGACTGCGGCTGCTTTTGCAGCTGGTGCATCTACCTTTGGAAATTCGCCTTTGTATGGCACAAACTTTGGTATGCCAAACCCGACGATCTCTTTTCCTTCTCCGTACGATCTAACCTTGACCATAACCATGCCGCCATTGCGTTGATCGCCTGTCCCAGACGTATTGCCTTCAATGGTCAAGCAAGTCTTTGTGTCAATTAGTCCGACGACAATACCAATGTGTGAAATGCGATCTACGCCGTCATGTGGAAAGTCCATGAAAGCCAAATAGCCAAGCTGCGGCATTGTTGACCAGCGTTGCATCTCCTTGAATTTATGCGCACCCGCCGCTGTGCTGACCACGTTTGGAATTTTGACGCCAGTCTGTGCAGCGCACCAATTGACAAATGAACCACACCACGGCAAACCATCTGCTTTCATAAATTTGCCATACTTTGTCAGGTTATCGCCTTCCTCGATTGTGCCAACCTCAGCTGCTGCGACTTCGATCAATCGCGCATTTGTGCCGTCAGGATAATTCATTCCACGCACCCTCCGTTTCATTCCATTGATAAATCTTTCCGTCATCTGGCTTTGCAATTGGCGCGACCCAATGTGAACCACTGCGAACCCATGAAGCAAATGGTTGCGGTGCGACAAAAATATCTTCTTCTTCATTGTAGGTATCACCAATGCCAGCGTATTTGCCGCGAACGTTGCCATTGTAAGAAGTACGTTTGCACGTTTGATTTCTAAAATTGCCATACCAAATTTCGGGCAAAACCCCTTCGATCAATTCAGTTTCGTCAATACCGACAATGACTTCAGTAACAACGTTATCTTTATCTAAAAACGCATAGTGTGCCATTATGCCCAACTCACATTTCCCGTACCAGCCGTAACCGTTGTGACCTTAAATAACCCGTCTGTCGCCGTTGACCCTGTTAATCCCGCGCCGATTGTTATGGTTCCAAGTGATGTCGGATAACGTAAAATAACGACACCTGAACCGCCATTACCGCCATTACTTCCATAACCACCAACACCGCCGCCACCGCCGCCGCTGTTTGTAGATCCATTCGGAGCATTACCAGAACCGTTAAAAGATAATCCGTCGGCTCCGCCGCCTTGACCACCTGGAATAGCTGCATTGACGCCAAGCGGATTTAGATTTGTTGCGCCGCCACCGCCGCCGCCTGCATAAAATGTTGCGGTCCCTGTAATGCTCGAACTAATTCCGTCGCCACCGTAACCCGCGCCGTCTGTGTTGCCTGCTTCGCCAGCTCCACCGCCGCCTGAACCGCCATAATTTGTAGTCGTACTCGAAGCACCGCCCGCAAATCCTTCGACTGGAGTGTAGCCGCCTAAGTTTCCAGCACCGCCCGCCGATGTGAAATTAGAATAATTACCGCCGCCACTACCGCCCGCAGCACCTTGTCGCGTTGCTCCGCCAGTATCTCCGCCAGCACGTCCGCCGCCTGTTGCGCTAATTGTGCTAAAACTAGATCCACTACCAGAGTTACCAGTAGTGTTAACTGCGCCGCCGTCACCACCTGCACCAATTGTGACTGAATAATTTGTGCTCAATACAATGCCACTTAAAGTGCCGCTTCGTAAACCTCCAGCACCGCCACCGCCAGAATAGTTGGCACCTGCGCCGCCACCGCCGCCAGCAACCACAAGATACGTGACTTCCTTTGCAGAAAAAGCACTAGCAATAACTCCTGGAATAATCATTAGGAAAGATCGCCAACGATCGTAAAAGTGTTTGACGCTGTGCAAATAATTGTGCTTGCTGAATACTGCGCACGCAATTTTGGTGCTGACGCTGTTGCACCTGTTGATGTTATCGTCACGCCTGCACCTTGCGCAAAAGTCACTTGACCTGCACCAGTTTGCTGCACGTTAATTGTGTTTCCTGCGACAAAAACGGAAGGCGGAACGGTTATTGTTACGCTTCCCGCATTTGATGATGTGACCCATTTGCCTAGATCGCCAGCAACCAATGTGTATGACGCACCTGATTGTGGGTTGAATAAAAATTTAGTTGTGTATTGTGCAAGTGTACTGTCAACCGCGTCGCCAAAAACGGCAAAGTCGGCTGGCAAATCTGTAACCAAATCGGTCGACGTCGGCATTTGGAAAGAAAAATTCGTGGTCGGGTTTGGCATGGTTTCTCCTTTGTTAAGCCACTATTGTGGCAGTTGTCCAAGTTAATGTCGGCGACACGCTTGCCCATGTTTCGGTCATAGGCACATCGTTCCAGCGCATTGCCTGCAAGCTGTATGCCAACGGCGACAACAGCAAGGTCACACTTAATCGGTTGTAAGAGGCTTGAAACGACCAACCTTCGACAAAGCCTTGAAACGTTCCACTACTCATGTTGGTGGGCAGGTTGTTCAGGGAGATAGCCTCGCCCATAAATACGTTGATTAGGTTGTCACGATCTGAGTTGTCAATTTCTGGGTTAGTCAGGTCAAAAGTAATTTCGCTAAAAATAGGCTGAGGCTGAGCGCGCAGCGATAGATAGAAATTTGCTTGATCTAATGCGTCAGCTGATTTTTCCAACGTGGTCGTTATGATCTGTGCCAACGAGCCGTATTGAGTGATTGAGGCTGCGTTGCTGGCTGACTGCTCTGCGCTACTGGTTGAGCCGTATTTGATTGTCAATGAGTTGCGCACGTCGCCAACGCGGGTCTCAATGCGCAAACCAGCTGCGCGGGCATGGTTGGCGTCAAGATCGACGTATCCGTTAGCAGCTAGATAATTTGTACGGTGTGTACTGTCTGCATACCCTATGCGTCCCTGTGCGTCCTCGTAAATGTAACCAAGACCAGATGTTGCCAATGCTGAGACCAATGAATAAACGTCTATGCGCTCTGACGATCTATTTGCTAACTCATAATTGCCTGGTCGATCTATCTCACCCAAACCATTGTTTTCAGCTTCTGCCCATGTTGTGCCAGCTGGTGTGTAACCTGCCCATGTAACTGAGGGTGCAACCTGCGCCCATGTGTTATACAAAACGTCACTTAAAACGTCATAGATTTGATCGCCGTCAAAGTCTTTGGACAAAACGCCGTCAGTTAATGTTTTTGGCAAACGAGCCAATGCCCCTAATGCTGTTATGGTGTAAGTCTGTGTAAACATGGTTGTGCCTATGTCTCGCACCTCTAAACCAATGTCAACGACGCTACCGCCAAAGATTGGAACGTATGTGCCTGTTGTGTCTTGAACCTGTACGGAAATGGTGCTGTTGATGTTGACTGGTATTGCCACTTGATTAACGTCTAGCAGCTGCAAATTGACGTAACCTGCCTGCGCCTGCTCATAGATGTTTGTGCGACCTGATCGAATTGTCAGGTTAGCCAAAACTGCGTCTGTGTACTCAACACCGTCAAGCAAGACTTTCCAGACTGGCGACCACTGCGTCATGTTAAATCGCCACCAATGCGGTTGCGCCACCTGTTCCGCGATAATAACTGTTGTTTAATGTTTCAACAATTGTGCGTGCTGTGCCCTCTTTGTCCATTGCGCCGTTGACTGTTAGGTTAATTGTTGTACCTGATGCAGCTGTTACACCTGCAAGGGTATTGGTGTTAGCACCTGAAATGTTTGCCCCAGTCAGACCAGCGGACGCTGTGCTAGCGGCGGCGGCTAAAGATTGGGCAGCTGTCAAACCTTTTGCCTGACCTGCAATAATAATTTTTGCCTCTGCTAATCCTGCTGCTTTACTAGCCGCCAATTGTGCTTGTTCAGCTGGTGTCTGAAATGCACCTGCATAAGGTATTGCCCCGCTTGATACACCTAGACCGCTGGTGTCAACGTTGCCTCTATTTGCTAAGGCGTTTGCACCTGCCAAAACTGATGCAGCCAATGCCACTGCGCCAACGCCCAGCAATGGATTTAACGCAAATGCTGTCGCTACTCCTGCCACAATTGCTGAGGCTTTAAGAGCGTTGTATGCGGTAATAATTGTCTTGATTAAAGCAATTGTTGCCATAACCGCAGCACTAACCTTTGAGACAACAAACAAGCCTGCAATTACTCCGCCAACAATAATCAGCTCATCTTTAAGTGACACAACGGTCTTTATGACTTTTTTAACCTGCTCGCCAAACTTATACGCACCAGCTGTTCCGTCCTCGGCTGCCGCTGTCAAACTGCCCTTGCCTGTCAAAGCGTTAATAAATGAGTCTAGGTTTGGCACAACTGTTGTAAGGACGTAATTCATAAGCTGCTCTACAACTGGCAACAATGCAGCACCGATTGACTCTTTTGCCTCATCTGTTGCAATGCGTATGCGCTCAAACTTAACCGCTGCTGTCTCAGCTGCGCCTTCAGCAAATCTGCCGTAGGTTGTTTCCAATGAGGTAATGATTGCCTCATTGTCTTTTGATTTAAGTAGGTTGGCGTCAAGTCCAAGACCCAAACGTGACAACGCTAGTGTGTTGCCGTCGTAGGCACGACCTAATGC